CACTTCCTGAGATTCCGCCATCTTCATCTATTACTGCAATATGCATCTCGTCTAATGAACCGCTAGCAGCAAGTACATCATCTGTAGTTGTCGGTGCGTTAGCGAAATTAAAGTAGTATTCCCAATGCCTTCTAATCACAGCATTATCAACAACGGCGTGTCTTAGCCCGCCTGTTTCTGTTTTACCAGTACCAGTGTTGAATCTTGCGATTGTTAAAACATGAGTAGCGATTGCGGTTACTTTGTAGTAATGTCCAGAAGGTGCGGCTGTGTAAACAGAAGTATCTCCAAACTCTAAAATGTCACCAACTTGTAACAAACTGCCGTCATCAACTGTTATAGTTGTATCTCCGATTGCAGCTGTAGCGTCAGCAACTAAATTGCCACTCATTGAATGTGGACCAAATGCTGTTGAGTTAGTACAAGTAGAAACTTTTAAGTTATTTCCTAATGTACCAGGTTCTCTCGCAGCATATGAACCAACAGTCGCAGCAAAACTAGCTGAATGACTGTAGTTATCAGAATAATGAGTAGTATTTTTAATAAGTATTGCGGTTCCTGAAACACAAGCATTTACCATGCTAGTTACAGGTCGCACTACTTTCAGGTTGTTTCCGTATCCTAAGAAATTTGCAGCAGTAAACCATTGTTCAAAGTTAGATGCGGTTGGTTTCCCAAACGTATCTACCAATTGTTTTTCAGATGAAATAGAAGTTACTTCACCTACTGGTCCTTTTTCTGCTACTAATACTATTCCGCCGCTTGATGTAGATACAGCAGGAACAACATTAGTTAAATCCTTTTCAGTTACGGAGACACCTGGTGATACTTGAAAAGCCATATTTTGTTCTCCTTAATTAAAAATTATTGTTTTCAACCCTTTCACAATATTTATAACTGTTGAAATCTTTAGTTTTCACCTCTGCGATATGTTACTGGATGCCAAAGTACGCCAGCGTCATCAAAGTATGAATTATTGCGACCTTCTGGGTCGTCAAGTCCATTATCTATAAACCCAAATGGTGCCATATCCGATTCTATCGCATTTTTTTGGTCAGCAAACAACTGGCCACGCACATCAACATCTGTTAATTCTTTAAAATATCTTTGATTGGCCAACCACGCAAATATCACTAAACACATAACCAAATCATCTGTTGAACCAGCATCCGCTTGAAATGATTTGCCTTTTGATATAAAAGTAGACAATTCAGCAATAATATCGAAGTCGTTAATAATCAGCTTATCTCCCTCAATTAAACTCTTGAGATTAGATGTACCAATTCTCTTAGTGCCTTTAGTCATTCTCAATCCCAATTGATTGCCTCGACCACTAAATCCTCCACCCAATACTTGACCAGAACGACCTCTTTGAGTAACCATCATCATGTTATCATATTCTAATTCAAATTGCATACTATCTGCAACTTGTTGTCCTAAATCGTTTATCTCTATTAAAATGAAGGCTGTATTATAATGTTTTGCAACTCTTTCTATAATACTTGGAAAAACGATTGGTTTAATTTCATTATCTCTAAACTTCGCAACTATCTTATATGGTGCCTTTGTTACATCTAAAACAACAAACGCTGAATAGTCATTAGATAATCCTCTCGACACATCAACAGTCATTGTATAGGTGTGTCCTTTCTTTGGCAACTCATACACATCTAAAGCACCGCTTCGCTTTGGTTCTACAACCGCCATTGTTTTAATTTTACTTGCGTTAATAAGAGTATCGACACTACCAAGGAACTCACACTCAAACTCAGTCTGAAATTGTGATTCAGAAGTATTTCTTATAGTTTCTTCTTTCCATTTATTATCTCGACCAGGAACTTCTGACCAATGAACTTCAATCGGAATATAATCGTTTCGTTTGTTCTCTGCGTCCACCCACAGTTTATAGAACATATTCATACCGTGCGGAGTAGATACAATCATAACCTTTGATGATTGTCCTGATGAAATTGTAGGATAAACAGAACTGAAAAATTCTTCTGCAATATTGTTGGGAACATAGGCGAACTCATCAAGGAATATAATATTAAAGGTACTACCACGAACAGCACTAGAAGATGTACTCGCCGCTACGATTTTACTTCCGTTTTCTAATTCAATAGAACCTTTATTCCAGTTGAGAACACCTTGTTGTAACCATTTAGGCATATGCTCGTAAGCCAATTGCAATCTTCCTAGCAAATCTCTTGCAGTAGAGGATTTGTTTGCCAGGATTGCAACATTCACATTATCGTTAAATAAAACATAATGTAGGAGGTAGGAAACAATGATAGTTGACTTTCCACTCTGTCTTGGTAACTTGCAAATCGTAAAACGATTGGTGTGGAAAGTATCAACCATTGTTTCTTGAAAATTATACATCTCAAAAGGCACAAGGCCTTTATCAATTGTAACAATCTTTAAATAAGTTGAAATAAAATATTTTGGGTCATCTAAACATTTAATGACTTCTTCAACTTGTCTTTTTGTAAACCTTGATTTTGTGTGACTCTTTTTTAAATTAGGATTGCCGAGATAATTTTGGTCAGTTGCTGCCATTATTCTCCTTATCTTTCTTTAATAATTTTTGTAATTCTGTCGTTGAACCGACAAACAATGCATTAGTAACATTTTTTGGTCCTGTGTTAGGCACATCTTTGATTTTCTTCAACTTTTGTTGTAGTTCGAGTAAATCTTTTGAAACATCTGCGACTGTCTTTATTAGTTGTCCTGCGACCTCATACGCACGAGGATGTTCTCCTTCTTTAGCTAATGCTAGTATCCCGTCTATTGCATCATTACCTTTATCCAATAACTTATAGAGATTTTCTCTGCCTATTTCAAAATCAGAATCTGGATCCTTGTCTTGTGGTATGACTAGTTCTGTGTTTTTTTGTTGTGTTGTTGCCGGCAAAACATCAGCTGTGATATTCAAAACTTCATTTAGTTTGTCATCAATATTACTCATAATTTTTTATATAATTAATTAGACATCATTGCCTGTTTCTTCATCATAGTTTTTGCCATCATCAAAAAAATCTAATGTTGTAGTGTATGTATAAGTATCGTCTTTATCAGCCGATGTTGGATTTGGTGTTACAGTAACTCTTTCACTTCGAGAAGGACTCTGGTCAGCTGTGTTGTCATACAAATCAGCAGAAACAGTTTTAATAACAGCGCCTGTACTGATTGGTCCATACAGATATATCTTCGCCGTAAAGCTTAAAGCGTATGTTATTCTTCGTGTAGAAGTCAAATCTCCTGTATAACTATCTTCATAATCAACACTTTCTAATATAAAAGGTATATCTCTTTTTGTATCCATTACTGAATTTTCAATCATTGTTACTGTATAATCTGGTTGAAAGTATGGAAGTATCTGTTCAATAATCTGCAAACCATCATCTGAATTAGCAGTAAAAATATTTAATTCAAACTTCACATCATACGGCACAGGAGAATATTGAGTATTCAGTTTTGTGGTATCTGCGTTTGTTGTAACCTTTAATATTCTGTAAAGGATTCCCGCTAGAATCCAAACGCTTGATGTTGATATTATTAAATATCGTTCCAAACGCTATTACAGTATTGCGAATTTGTTTATGGTAAAAGTGTTCTCCAAACATTATTGTTTTCCTTCTTTCATTATACTACATGTCCATAACGCTTAATATTACCAATATTTGTTTCTAAACCACACATCTTACATTTTAATTTTTTATTTAAGTGATTTGCTCTTTGTTTTATATTTTTAGATTTTAAAGCAGAAATACTCATTTTCTTTTTAACTTCTTCAGGTAAAGTCATTCCTGTAAGTGCCTGTGAAATTCTTTGTCTTGTTTCCATAGTTCTTTTTTTGCCTGTATTTTTTTTAGCAATTTGTTCAACTATATCTCGTGGCATTGTAAAATCTCTAATACCATCGCCACCTGAAGTTAAATTATATTGTGGTTTTAATTTTTTTATATAATAAGGTTCTCTTACTTGCCATCCATATTCGTAATCATTTCCACTTTCTAAAATTTCATACTTAAAATTATCTCTTCCGTATTTTCTTATTGAATTATATAAGGGCGTATTCTTCTCTCCTCTAAATGCTGAGGACATATGTTGTGAAAATCTATATTTGGATTTAGTTACCCCAATATAAAATTTATCATTTATTGTGTTAGTTATTTTGTAAATATTATACATGTCTATGTCAATAGTCATCAACTTCACCAAACGGGTTCCGTTCGGAAAAATCAAGTATAT